CATTAAGATGATTGCTTGTGTAGTAGTAATTGAGAGGTATGCTGCCAAAGTAGCACCGCCATCAACAAACGCCATGGCAACAGCCACAATAAACATTACTACTCTGAAAATACCAGTTTGATACCACTTAACTTTGGTAATAATCACACTGTTAAACACAATGTGCAATGAACGGGAATACAGTTCCTCTCGCTCAGTAATTTGCATGTCTGAGCTAATAGCCCGGTCAATGGGAATCAGCAAGATAGCGTCCTGCTCATCTCCTACCGTGGTGTAGTTACCCAGCACGTAATAAACCATACGCAAGCCAGACACTGTGATTTCGTCGTACAGGGTTTTGCTGACCTGAAAACGATACGTGTGCTTAGGTGCAGACCAGTCAGGAAACGCTTCCAACAGCCCGGTGCTGTCATCGACTGGTATTTCCACAACCTCGCTTACATAAGCTGCTGTGCAAGTGCCTACAGGCGCTACAACACCAACGCGTCTACGCCTAGCAATGCCGTTATGGCTCAAAGCCATCTTGAACTGGCGGTCTTGAATAACAATCGTGTTGGCTGCAGCGCGGTCAAACAGCCGTGCAAATAGCCCACTTACCCCACTAACGCCGCTTAAACCTGTACGGTTGCTGGATACAAAGTACAAATTTTCAAAGTACTTGAACAAGTACTTGGCTTCTACAGCGTTACTGGTGACAGCAGGCACAGCCATGGTCAGCATGGCTTGCTGAACATCGGCAATATCTGGATTGGTATTGATCGCATCAGCCATTGCGTCAAAGTCCATCCCAAGAAACTTCACCATCTTCTTGGAAGTTTTGTACGCATCACTCGTCTTGTCTGCGTTGGTGGACTGCTTGTTATAGCGAAAGTGCGTAAACGGAAAGTACGAGCCAGACGCTTCAAACTCAGAAGAGAACACTTTGTCTAGCTCGGGATACTGGCCAGCACCGTAACGGTATGCCCAGTACTTGGTCTGCCCGTTGACTGTGTACTTAGCCTGGTAGTAGTCCGCGTCTGGGTCATCGTCGTACTCTCCAAGGGAGAGCAGCAGGCTGGCTTCGTTGATCACTGCTCCGGTCTTCCAGACAAAGCTAACCCTAAGCTTGGCTTCAGACAAGGAAGCGTCAATCACAGGCACACTGGCTTGAACCAATGCACTAGTAAGAACAGAGGAAGCCAAGCGCTCAGGCGTGTAGCCTGCATTGGGCGGTGTATCCCACTGCTCAAACGCATTGGGTGCGTAGCCTGCTGCCACCACAGGAGGAAGCACCATCACCATGTCGTTGAGGTAAACAGGCACGCCTTTTTGAGCGCTCAACACAGCCAGCTGGTTGCTGCTGGCGTCATAGCCGTAGTCGCTAGCTAACTGCATCCAGCCTACATGCAGGTTGTTAATCGGACCAAAATGGGAATACGCCATGAACACTGGCGAGCCTTCTAATTGGTTCAGGACTGTCTGCATTTCATCCCGTCCGCGTGTGTCCGAATACACATCTCCTGAAGGAGAGCCATGCGTGTAGTGCTTTTCCGCGTAGGTATACATGCGCTCAGCACGTACAGCAATGCTGCCAACTAGCTCTTCCAGAATGTTTTCATTCAGGCTTTCATCGCGCAAAATGCCTTTCATTACCCCACTCTTCACAGCATCGGGGATCCCGTTGTCATCCATAACACGGGACACAAATGTGTTTACCGTAGTGACTTTTTTGCTGCTGAAGATTCCCATAAAGCTGTGCCTTCTTTGGTGATAAAAAAAGGGGAGCACTCGGCTCCCCTGATCTTGTGGTCTGCGCTTCTACAGGCCCACGCCTGAAAGCAACTTGGTAACGGCTTGGCCCACAAACACATCGCTCAACTTGTTAGTGCCATCCGCTGGCGCTGCATCGGGATCTGTTGTGCGACGTACGTTCCACGTATCAACCATGACCTTGGCTGCTTTTTGCTCGGCATCCCGCGAGAAGCCAGAGGTCTGTGCTTGGTACAGCTGCTTTTGCCGACCCACTACCGAGTTGTCATCCACACCCAGTGCCGTAACCTGTGCACGCTCTGTTGCTGATTTCTGCGCCAACAACGAAGTTTCCTGTGCAATCTTGAGGTTGGTACTAACCAGCACATCAAACTCTGCACGAAGCTTGCACTCAGTAGCCAGTAGAACTGTGCCTTCAATAATTGCGTTGGCTTTTTGCTGCGTAACCAATGCGGTTTGCGCTTCTAGTTGCAACTTTTGCGAAGTCAGATTCAGTGTCTGTTGAGTAACTTGTGCTTTGTTAGCATCAATGACCAAACCCTGCTTTGGAATATTAAGGGCTTCAGCAACTAAATTAGTGGTTTGTTGCGTAATCTGTGCTGCTTGTTTATCAAGGACTACACCCTGTTTAGGAATGTTCAAAGCTTCTACTACAGCATTGGCTTTTTGCTGGTTAATCAAAGCAGTCTGTGCTTCAATTTGTGCCAATGCAGCATCAGCTTTAAGCAGCTCCTTGCCAGCTAGCAAAATCTGTTTGTTCAACAGCTCAACTTCCAGCGCAGTTTTGTCCTTGGTCAGTAGAAAACTAAGTGCTGTCTGCAGCACCTGGGTAAGCGATCCCAGATAGACCGTTGAATACTCTGGCCCCTTGATTCGGCCTTTGCCGAACTCTGATTCCAGATGCGCTGCGTTGGCACGCATCAAGACATCAAATACGCCTGTGCCATCCAGGCGGGCTTGGGTCAGGTCGCTGACAGCAATAGTAGTCATAGGTCTATCCGGGCTAGGTGGTCAATCAGTCGATGGATTTGCTGATGGCTTGGCGCTGAGCCAAGTCATGAAGCTCTTCTGCCGTCAACGGAGCAAGTACTTCAATGGCAAATTCCTTGATGAGCTTGCCCTTGCGGGAGGTGTTGCCGCGTGAGTCACGCACAGCCACAAAGATCTGGCACTGGCGCTCGCGCATTTGTTCATAAATGATGCGCGGTACATGCCAGCCGTCTTCAGTGTTGAAAGGGACAAACTTCTTGACCGAACCCACCAGTGAATTGCCGCAGGTAAAGATCTCGCCTTCCCACTCAGCCTTGGCGGGATTCATGCAGGACACCCGAATACGCACCAACTCGTTAGCTTTGCGCTTCAGACGCAGGCGCTTTGCACCTTCTGTCTCTGGAACTTCTGCAGCTGCTGCCAATTCGGGCTTGGCTTCAGCTGCTGCTTGTTCTTGCTCGCCGCTCAAGGCAGCAGCTACTTTAGTTTTGAGTTTTTCCAGACCAATGGCAGGGTGGTAGGTGACGCCCAGCATGTCGGCACGCGCCTTCAAGGTGGCTAGCTCGTCTTGCACAAGTGGTTGGTCGTTGTCGATATCAGACATTGCGATTCCTCAATAGGGGATAAACAAATACTCAGAAAAAAAGGGAGCGAGCTTGTGGCCCACTCCCTTAACTCACCTACTTACAGACGGGCAACCGTCTTGATCAGAGCAATACGCTCAGGACGCAGAGCCATAAAGCCGTAGTACCACTTGATCGACATAAAGCCCGTCTCACCATATGGATCGTTACGGTCAGCAGTTGCTTCACCCGGCATCTTGTGGGTGATCTTGAACTTCACGGTCTTGCCATCGGTCTGGAAACCAACAGTCGTGAAGGATTCATCGCCAACAACCAGGATTGGGAACACGTCGAACTTGTTGCTCGTCTCGTAGTTGGCAGAATCGGCAGACGCATCAGCACCAGCGCCAGCAAACTTGACCATCTCAGGGACAACCACCAGACGGAACTGGTCCACAGCACCGGCTTCACCGCGCAGCGTCTCACCACCAGCGGCGTACTGCTCAACAGCGATAAAAGCTGGGTTGTTATGCAGATCCTTCATGGCTTTGAAGGTTGGCAGCAACTCAGTACCGATGTAGGCCACACGGGCTGCAGGCAGGACACGGGTATCAACCATGCGCGAGCCATTGATCACCTTGGTGTGCTTTGGAGTGCGGTTGTTATCCAGATCAATAGACAGCTGCATCAAGTCGCGGTAGCTAACCAAGGCATCAGCGCCCATGGTGACGTTAGACGTAGCGTTGCCTGCGTACTTGATCACGCCAGCAGCGCTGATCAGGTCAATTTGCAGCGCGTCTTCGGTCATCTCGTTGGCGCCCATGATCATTTCGCGGTTGATGTGCATCATCAACTCAGCGTCCGTATCAAAGTCCAGCGATTCCTGGGTGTATTCGTCAAAAAAGCCAAACTTTTCCAGCGTGCCTTCAATTTCCTTACGCTTGAAGCCAACACGGTTGACGCGGCCACCCGACTCGGACAGCACAGGCAGTTTGCCCGTGATCGTGCCGATGTCTTTGGACGAACCATACAGATTGCCGCCAGCACTGGTCACGCCTGCAGCGTCGATACCCTGGTCATTGATGTTGTCGTCATCGAGCAGCGGCAGGTAGTGGTAACGCTTGATTTTCTTGCCCAGATTCTTGGGCATAGAGGTCACATCGGCCAGCTGGCTGAAGTACTGCTCTTTTTGAGCTTCGATCAGAGCTTTCTTCTGATAGAACTCATTGGTGATTTGCGGACCGACGCTGGAAGCGACGGCGGGGGGCGACTTATATTGAATAGACATTGTCAGTTCCTTGATAATTAAAATTAACGGAACCTGTTATCAGCAAG